GGTTCAAACTATGCGTATATAAAAGGTAACTGTAATCTTACCGTAGACTCAAACTGCAATACAAATATCAAGGGTAACTATATTCTGAACGTAGACAAAGATATGGTTGTCAATGTTGGTGGTACATTCAAAGAAACTGTCAAGGGTGCGGTAACTGAAATCTATGAAGACACAAAGACAGAGAATGTTAAGAAGGCAGTCGTTGAAGTCTATGAGGATACCAAGAACGAAAGTGTAACCAAGAAGGTGACAGAGACATTTGCGGAAGGTCAACAAACTTCTATTACTGGTGAGTATGACTTAGACGTTACTGAAGCAATATCTATTGAATCAGATTCAACAATCAAGATTAACCAACCAGGCGCAACTCAAAATGCAGCCCGTAAGGGTGATACCGCTGACACTGGTGACGCTGGTGGTGGTTCACACTTTGATGTTAACGCCGCTGGTACAGATGTTATTGAAACAGGTTCAGGCACAGTCTTCATTGGTGACACTGGTGCAACAGAACTTGCAGAACCTACGCCCGCTCCAGAGGTTGACCCCAATCCAGTATCCACAGCGGAAACTGCATTCGGTGTTTCTGGTACAGGGATGAGTGACACAAGAGCAAGAGAAATTATTCAAGGTAGAAATGATGATATCGCTGCTGGACTTGACGTAGATTCAAACGAACCGTTTGAGGTACAGTCCACAGACCCAGCACCAATTTCTGACAATGATGGAAACAACTTTACGAATGCGTCAACCTCAGAAACAAACTTGGTTGATGATGACAATAATACAGACTTGACACAGAAGAACTTTGATGGTAAGTTACTCAACTTCCTTTCACATACTGACCCTCGTATATCTGATAACCTCAGAACTATTATGGAGAATGTTGCAAGAGAGTACGGAAGAACTTTAACAATTACATCTGCATATCGTAGTCCAGCATACAACGCAAAGGTCGGTGGAGTTAAGAAGAGTCAACACTCTTTGGGTACAGCGGTTGATGTTCGTATGAGTAATACTTCAGTTGCAGATAGACAGAGGTTCATGGAGATTGCAGTCAAACATGGTGTTCAAGGTATCGGTGCATACTTCCCATCAAGTAGTGGTGGAATGTTTATTCATTGTGACATTGGTGGCAAGAGACAATGGGGCCCATCTGGTTCAAGACGTAGTAGTTATGGATGGCAAAGAGATACACTAAGTAAGTTGGGATATCTTACATAACTGACTAAATAATAAAAAGAGAGACTAAGATGACAGTACAATCCGCATACAGAGATGCACAGGCAACAAACGATAGTAGTCGTAATGCACAGGTGTACAAAGATTTAAATCTTAACTTTACAAAACACCCCATCAAAAAAGATTTGGTGCCTTTGTCAAATGCGGCCGCTGTTAAAAGAAGTGTAAGAAACCTTGTTCAGTATGGTCACTTTGAAAAACCTTTTCACCCAGAGATTGGTTCTGGTGTTCGTGACCTTTTGTTTGAGAACATGACTCCCTTTACTGCAAATACTCTTGCGAGAAAGATTGAGGATGTCATCACAAACTTTGAACCTAGAGCGTTACTTGCTGGGGTTGAGGTTATACCAAGATTTGATAACAATCAATATGAGGTGACAGTGGAGTTTTATATCCAGAATGCTCCTGCCGAACTTCAAGATTTATCATTCACATTAGAGAGAATTAGATAAGATGGCAAGCACAGATAAAAGACTTAATGTCACCGAATTAGATTTTGATGATATCAAAACGAATCTAAAAACATTCATGCGTAACCAAGATGAGTTTACGGATTATGATTTTGAAGGTTCTGGTATCAATGCATTGATGGACTTACTTGCATACAACACACACTATCTTGCAATGAACGTCAACATGGCTGCAAACGAAATGTTTCTGGATACCGCTTCGGTTCGTGCGTCTGTTGTTTCTCATGCAAAGACATTAGGATACACACCAAACTCCGCAAGAGCTCCGATTGGTACAATCAATGTGTCTCTGAATAATTTCCCATCAACATTAACCACTGCAACAATTCCAGCAGAAACAGTTTTTACTTCTACAGTGGATGATGTGTCTTATCAGTTCGTAACGATATCTGAAGTCACTACACCTGTTGCAAATGGTATTCTGTCATTTTCAAATATTCCAATCTATGAGGGAACATACACAAAGAATAGATACACTGTTGATGTAAAGAACGTAGACCAAAAGTTTAAACTTACAAGTGACCGAGCAGATACGACAACTCTAAAAGTTCAAGTATTTGATTCTGCATCTTCATCTAACTTTGCAACATATACACTTGCGACAGACATTACTCAAGTCAGTTCAACTTCTAATGTATACTTCTTACAGGAATGTGGTGATGGTAGATTTGAGGTTTACTTTGGTGATGGTATCGTAGGTCGTGCATTGTCTGACAATAATGTGGTGGTGTTATCATATGTGGTAACCAACAAAACCAAAGCAAATGGTGCAACAAACTTTAGAACAACCGCAACCATTTCTGGTATTACAGATGTTACAACAACAACTGTATCTGTTGCATCTGGTGGTGCAGAACCAGAATCAATTCAATCAATTAAACTTAACGCACCATTAGACTATGCGGCCCAAGGTCGTGCGGTTACCCCAGAAGATTACAAGACAATCATTCCAAAGGTATACGCAAATACAAAATCAGTTCAAGTGTGGGGCGGTGAAGATAACTCAACACCTGTCTATGGTCGTACATATATTTCTATTGTTCCAACTGCTGGTTCTATCACTGCGGCCGCCAAGGAACAAATCGTAAAAGACTTGAAAGGAACTTATGCAATTGCATCTGTGACTCCTGTTATCGTTGACCCTGTAACAACCTTTGTTCGTCTTGGTGTAAACTTTAAATTCAATAAGAAGAACACAACAAAGACATCTGAAACTTTGGTTAGTAATGTTACTAAGTCATTACAAAATTATGACACAGAAAACTTACAAAAGTTTGATGGTGTCTTTAGACATTCACAAGTAACAGGTTTGATTGATGATACTGACGATTCAATCTTGTCAAATATCACAACGGTGAAACTTTCACAGTTTATCACACCTTCTTTAAATGTCAATACAAAATATACTTTAGAATTTAATAACGCAATCTATAATCCACATACTGGTCACGCATCTGCCGAGGGTGGTGTGTTATCTTCTACTGGATTTAAAATTTCTGGTAATTCAAATGAAATGTTCTTGAATGATGACGGTCAAGGTGTTGTGAGAATGTTCTACTACACTGATGGAACAACAATCACATATCAAGACGAAACTGCTGGTACTATCAATTACAAAACTGGTGTTATTGAATTAACTGCATTGAACATTACTTCTATTTCAAGTGTTGATGGTGCATCTTCTTCCAAGATTAGAATTGTTGTCACCCCAGACTCAACGGATGTAGTAGCAGTAAGAAATCAAATTTTACAGATTGACTTTGCAAACACAACAGTTGAATCTAGTGAGGATACAATCGCTGGTGGCGGTGCATCTGCTGGTGTCGGTTACACGACAACCAGTTCTTATACCCCAACCACATCAAGTACAAGTAGTGGATACTAATAATGTCCTATGATGACAATACGCTGACAAATAAATTATCTTCGTTAGTAAGAACTAGTCTGCCTGAGTTTATTCAAGCAGACCATCCTGTATTTTCTCAGTTTATTAGAACGTACTATCAGTTCCTTGAAAGTGCAGAGGTTACTTTCAGTGAGGTTAATAATTATCTTGTTCAAGAAACAACTTCAACCAACTTCGTCTTAGATGAGAATGGTGACAATGTTGTTCTAGAAGATTCGCAGGCCAAGTTTGTTGTCGGAGAAACAATCACTGGATTGACATCTGGTGCAACCGCAACGGTTCTTGTTGATGATGTTGATGACAACAAGCGTTTGTTCATTTCATCTCAAACTCAATTCATCATAGGTGAAACCGTTAATGGTTCGGTATCCAATTCATCTGGAACAATTCAAACGTATCGTGCAAACCCTGTACAGAATATCCAACAACTTCTTGAGTTCGCAAACGTAGATGCGACAATCTTCAAATTCCTTGACAACTTCAGAGATGCATTCTTAGATGGTGTTGTCGATAACCTTGATGCTGGTGTTGACAAAAGAAAACTTATCAAAAGCATTCGTGACTTGTATGTATCAAAAGGTACACGAAAAGGTCATGAGTTATTTTTCAGACTTCTATTCAATGATGATGCAGTTATCTCATATCCTAATGAAAATATGTTACGGGCATCTGATGGTGTTTGGACTTCAAGAACTATCATGCGTGTTCAAGAAACCGCTGGTAATGTTGAAGAACTTATTGGTCAAACAGTTACAGGTCAGACTTCTGGTGCAGTTGCAATTCCAGTATCTACAATTGGTATTCGTGAAGCGTTTACTGATATTGTTGAGATTGAGATTGACACTGATACACAGACAGGAACATTCGTTTCTGGCGAAACCGTAAAAGGTATTTCAAATGTATCAGACCAAGACGTTTCGTTTACCGTCTTCTCTATTATCACTGATGCAGATGTTTCGACAACAGATGAAGGACAATACTACACGGCGGGCCAACAGGTT